CTTGAGATAATACTAAATTTTTCTCTAATTGCTCTGTAAAGCTCATAGTAGTTTCACTATTTGTAGAAGCCGTACTCCAAGCTCTTGTTAATATAGATGAAGGAATACCAAATCCCTTAACTGCATTTCCAGTATAACGAGATTCATTTACTGCTTCTTCGTGCATTTCTTTGTAGATTCCATCAACTTTTCCTGTATAAGCAGCTCTTATCGCTCCCTGAAAAGTAAACTTACCTAAATCCTTATCAGTATTCGGAGTAGCAATAGTAGATCCTGATACTGCAGCAGCAGTTCTTAATTCTGCTTCCATTTTTTCTGTTCTTTTAATTTGAACATCTAACTCATCTATTGAAGCTAGAGTATTATCTACTTCAATAGTTTCAGCCTCATTAAGATTACGAGATTCTCCTTCAGCAGTATTTTTTATAGCCTCCAAAGTATCTACTAAACCTGAACGAGATTCTTTTAATTCTAATGACTTTTTCATTTTTTTCGTTTTAGTAAATTAATTTTTAAGTTTAATAATGTATTCAATTCAAATTCTTGCTCTTGTTTTCTTCTTATATTTTCTTTATCTACAAAATTACTTCTATGAGCTAAAGCTAAATTATCAGCTGAAGGATATGCAGGCAAACTCACAGGAGAAACATCGTAAAGCCGATCAACTTTATGGATTACTCTAATATCTGCTCCATCTTCTGATCTCTCCCAAGAGTCGCCATCTTTTCCTAGAGTAAAAGCAAAGCTACTTTGTGTAATATTTCCTAATTTCATATTCTCTTTTAAATCTCTCCCTGCAGAAGTATTAGGAATATCTAACTCATATCGTAATCCTTTTTCATCTACTCCTAGCCTTAAAGTTCCTGCAGATACTCTACCTAATAAAAAATTAGGATCGTGATTAAAGTAAGCTCTTACATCATTATCTAATACATCATCAAAAGCTCCAGGCATTATTTTTTCTCTAAATCCTCCTAAATCTTCTGATAATGAATTAAAGACTGCAGCGTGTCCTACTACTACATCTTTTCCCTCTTTTTGTGTTATTCTACTTTCTATCTCAAAGAATCTTTTTTCTTGAGTATGTTTTTTATCCCATACATCTACTTTATTAGTGCTTCTATTAGCATATTCTAAAGCTGGATCTTCTTCTATTTCTTCTTCTTCTTCCTCATCTATTTCCTCAAGGATATCCTCTTTAGGAGTTTCCTCCAAATCATCAGGCCCTCTTAAAGCTTCTTCCTCCTGCTCACTTTCCACCGATTCGGCTTGATCTTCTTCCATACCTTCTTCAGAGTCGGCTTCAATAGATGCATCAGTATTTTTGTCAAAAACGATTGTAATTGTTTCTTCATCTTCTGTAAACGATATTATATTTCTTTTTTTTACATCCATAATTTTATCTTTGTTTTCTAATTGCGATTCGCATATCGCGTATCTTTGTTTATCATCATATTCTGCTACCATAGTAGGATCTACCATACATCTATCTAAAAATTCTTTTTCAGATTCGTTATTATTAGGCTTCGGAATCGGCATCAGTATTGTTATTTCCTAAAGTTCCACCTTTTATGATATCATTAAGAGTAGCCATATTCAACTGCATAAAGTGATTCTCTCCTCCATTGATTGTCGGAAGCTCCTCATATTGTCTAATCTCATCTATGCTTAAAGCTCCGATATTTAGCATAGTTCTATAATACTCCGCTCTATCTTTTGGAGTTCCTCGCAATAAAGCATTTACAGTAAATTTCGTACTTACTTTATTTAGTTCTGTAGATCTAAATAATTTACAATTCATTTCTGATTCCATCATAACTATATAAGGCATCAGAGAATACTGCACAAACTCTCTGCTCTGCTCCGATATATTATTAAAGCTAGACTTTGTTAAATCCCTTAATAAGTGAGGAGGCAAATTAAATAGTCTAGCTATTTCTGTTATACTAAACTCTCTACTCTTTAAAAATTGGCTCGCTTCATTTGATAAACTAATCTGATTAAATTTAAGCCCTTCCTCTAATACCATTGTTTTATTAGCATCGCGAATATTAGAATAATTTTCTGCAAAGGAAGTTCTTAATCTTGTAATAGCCTCATCTGACAAATGTCTATCTGTAGATAATACTCCTGATACTTTTGCTCCATTGCTAAAAAAAGAATTTCCGTACTGCTCTAAAGCTAATCCATAGCCTATAGCTGAAGCTCCTACATCTACTGGCGACATCCCTATTAATCCATCTTTACTCATTACTTTAAAATGCAGAATGTCATAGGAATTTACTAGGCCGCCTTGATCTAATTCGTAATAAATCTCTCCTTCATTTTCTACTAGCCTTACTTTTTTTACATCTAAAGGCAATAATTCTACTGGGATTGCTCCTCCATTTCTATTTATATATACAAAAGAATTTCCTCTAGTTAATAAGTCTATCATACATTTTTGAATAAATGTATAAGTAGTCATATTATAATTAGGCTTGCGATGTAAGAGATTGTATATCTTATGATTATAGGCTTCATTCTTATTGCCTAATTTGTCTGTTTCATAAATGGATAGAGGAAGTTGAGCTATAGATTCTGATAAAATTCTAATAGCCGCCCATACTGCAGTAAAGTTTAAAGCTGATTCATCCGTAACTGTAATTCCTGCAGTAGTACCTCTAAAGCCTTGACTCATTGCCTCGTAAAATCCTCTCTTGTTTTGTTTTCCTCTAAATATTCCTCGTAATGTATCTAATAATCCCATAAAAATATCGCATAATTATTGCACATCAATAATACGATATTCTAGTATTTTAAAGAGGTAGCATTGTTTCTATTTTTTCTATTTTTAGTAACTCTAAAACTATCATAAGAAGCATATCTTCTTTTTCCGAAATGTTTTTCATATTCTTTTTCAGTTAATTCATAAGCTTCATAATAATTTTTAGCGTTCTTGCAATATTTATGAAAACGCTTTTCAAAACCTGCAGGGCTTAACAGGGCTAGTATTTCTATTTCTATTGTCATATATTATTGATTATCAAAAGGTTAGTATTCCTCGCTCATCGTATATTGAATCGCCTTCAGTTTCATCAGTCATCATTTCTCCTAAAGCCATAACTAAAGCTACCATTCCGTCTACTTTTTCAGAAGATCGTTGTTTATTTATTTTTATATTTCCAGCTGGATCAGTCTGTAAACTTACATTTTCGCATTGCCAGCGTAATACTGGATTCCTTAAATGATTAATTTCTTTTTTTAGTACAAGCTTTTCTAGCTCTTTTGAAGGCGCACTCATACTCCGATATCCCTGTCCGAATTGACTCATAGGAATACCATCATCCTGGCTTAATTGAATTATAAGCTGGCTGGAGTTCCATCTATCAAAAGCTATGCTTTGTAAATCATAATCATTTACGATATTGTTTATATCTTGTCTGATGTATTCATAATCCTGAACATCGCCTGGAGTTGCTTTTATATATCCATCTGCTATCCATTCATCATAAGGTAGTTTATATTTCCTTCCTCTTAATTCTGCAGATTCTTCAGGACACCAAAAGAAAACTAATACTACATCTTTTTGCTCCTCCATAGGAAAATATAAAACTAAACTAGATAAATCCATAGTTGAAGCTAGGTCTAATCCTCCCCAGCATCGCTGGCCTTTTAGAGATTCTAAATCTATTTCCTCATAATTTTCCATCCATACACTATCAGAAATCCATTTCGTTATTGTAGAAGTCCAAATATTTAGATGTAATCTTTTAAAAGTATTCTCATAACTCGGTAGCTCTGCAGCTCTTTTAGCTTCAGTAGTAAGATAATCTTCGCTTACAGAAACTCCTAAATTAGGATTCGCTTTTCTCCAAGTAGCTGGATCTTGTATATCATCTTCTGCATCAGCTGCATAGATAACTGACAAATGAGTATCATCATTTATAATTCCTTGTTTTACCTTTTCCGAATAGGAATGTACTTCCCAGCAAATATTTCCATCAGTTTTAGAAGCTCCTGCAGTAGTCATTGTAAAGAGTAGAGGTTGAGTTCTTGCGCCAGTTCCTGTTACCATCGTATCATAAAGCTCTCTGCTTTTTTGAGTATGTAGCTCATCAAATAAAATAGCATTAGGATTGTGGCCGTGTTGCAAACTCGCATCCGAAGATAAAACTCTATAGGTATTTCCTTTAGTAGGAAATGTAATAGAGTTTCTAAATACTTTAGCTTTTGAGCTTAAAAGAGGATCTAGCAAAATCATTCTTTTAGCCAAATCAAAAATAATTGAAGCCTGATTCCTGTCGCCAGCGCAAGAAAAAATCTCTGATCCAAGTTCTGAATCTGCAAAAAGCATATAGATTGCTACTGCCGCTCCTAGTGTACTCTTACCATTTTTTCTAGGAATCTCGCAATACACGCTCCTATACTTTCTTAATCCTGTTTCTTTGTGCTTCCATCCAAAGATAGGCTTGATTAAATTATCGCGCTGCCATCCTTCTAGGATAAATTTCTTGCCTGCTAGCTCTCCTTTACAATGGCGGATATGAGTTTCTATAAAAGCTACTGCTCTATTAGCAGATTCCTCATCATAATAATATTTATTTTTTTTACTCAAAGAAATTATATTCTGTATTATTTTGTATTAATGTAGGTTGATTAATTGAGCTTCTAGCTGAAGGAGTGAATCCAAATTGAGTCGCTATCTTTAAAGCTCTATCTAAAGCATCATTAGCTATCTTTTGATAAGGTACAGCTTGCATATGTTTTATAGTTCCATCTGGGTTTTTAAATTCTTGTATTCTTCCATTCTCTCTAAGATAGATTTCTGTTTCTATATGAAGCGAAATAGCATTACAATAAGCCTCTAATAATCGTAAGTCTATTTGATGGAGCATCTGCTTATTAAATAATTCTAAACAAACTTTCATCCATTCAGCTTTCCCTATTGCAGAAAGCCATTCAGGAGCTACAGGAATTTTAGATACTAACGAGGCAGTCATTTCATTTTCTAAAGCTCGCTCTGCTTTTAAAGTTCCTTGTAGTTTTTTTATTTTAGTAGGTATTTTTTTTCTTCCTCTAGCCATTATCTTCCTTGCCCTCTATAAGGCTTTACATATTGAGATCCGCCTTTAGTTCTACTTTTATTTTTAGAGTGTACTCCTTTTCTTTTTTTATGTTTCTTTTTTTTAAAATAAAAACTGTTTATTTTTTTCGCCATTTAATATTTTTTTTTATTTTCGCCTTGTCGTAAAATTAAAAAATCAATTCCATAATTATTTTTAAAGCCTCTTATCTTTAGAGGCTTTTTTTATTCATATTCATTCGGAATTAATAATCTTATTCCCAGTTCAGTTAAAGCCCAAATTCTTATCTGTTCGGCATATACTTCAAAGGCTTTTGTGTCTAAATCAGTAGTAGATCCTATTTTATTTAAGCCTACTTTTTTATTATTTATTTCTATCATTTCCCACTCTGATAAAAATTTAGAGCGGAGTATATTATGCATTTCATTCGGAAAATATCCCAGCGAATTAGCTAGCTCTTGTACTATACATTTCCAATAATAACTATTCTGATTATTGCTCCTAGTATTTCTCTTTTTTTTCACTTCTACAAAATAATTATTTTCTAAAGTTTTTAAAAAATCAAAAAGCATTTTTTTATCTGAATTATCTAAAATTAAAAATTTCATATCTAGTAATTGTTATATCATATCTAGTTATCTAGTTATCAATACCCCCCTATAGCTTAATTGTGGGGATAGCTATAGTTTGC